CGTTATTTCACTGCTCACCTTGTTACGAATAATATATGTTTGTTCCATATACGGTTCGTTTTCGCTGTAAATTCCATCCGGCAGCAGATCTGTGTGACAGCGTAGGTAATGTTCACAGTCCTCATCCAGCCTTATAATATCAAGACCATCAGGGAATTTCCGCCCTGTGCCATCATGATGGAGCTTTATACCCTTATCCCCCAACTTATTTTCCAGTAGCATTATCCCATCCATATTCGATGGTTCTGCTCCGGTAATGTACCCTATCATTTCCTTTGTGGAATAACATAGGGTCTTGGTTCGCATTAGCATTATGGTTCTCCCTACCTCTTTCTCAGAGGTTTTTCTGATTTCTCGGTAGCTTTGATTGCCTGATTTAGTCTCTGCACCACTTCTTTTTCCTGATTCCCCATAAGATCAAAGGGATGTTTTTCCTCAATATAATCAAGAATCCTTTCGAGCGACCTTTTGATAGATAGGCTGTTCAGATCAATAATATACTTGTTGTCTTCTAACATTGTGGTTCTCCTTATTTCATTACTATAAGCAGTACATTATCTTCAACAGGGTAAGTCTTCGGCACTGGAAGAGGACTGTCTTCTCCAAAGTGTACCCTCCACTCATCAGTCAGCAAATTGTCAAAGGACTCCTTTGAGAATCGGCAGTACTCTAACCCAACTTGAATCTGGGTTTCTGTTGTGTAGGCTGCCATCATTGCACCAAGAACAAAGCCAACCGCTTCTTCAAGGTTGCAACTATTGTAATGTATCTCTTTTGGTTCCATTATGGTTCTCCTTGGGTTATTCACCCTTTTTGTTTTGCTACCTAATTGTACATGTTCCGCATTTCCACCACAATAGGTTTTTTCAAATAATGTACAAAAGGGGAAGCCCCGTTTACCGGGGCTTCTTGCGTTAAGAACCATCACTCAATCCTGTTTCATAATCGATCTCCCATTTCTTTGGACCGTTCCGTCGGTGGTATATGTTCTATATTCAAAGCCTTATATATTTCCTGTTCAGTCTTGCTTGCCACTAATTCTCCAGTCTCCCGGTTGAACAAGCCATACTGGGAGAGTTTGAAGCCTTTTGCCTTCGCTTTAGCTCTCATCATGACATTGTAGGCTGCACTCCCTGTTAGAAACATCTGGAATGCACCCCAACTTTCTTCGCTTGTATAATATACATCTACAGGGATTCCCTCCGGGGTAGTTAATCTAGCCAAGGTACCCTTCATCTCTTCGCTTACTGCCAGAATATCAATATCGTGAACCTCAGGCACTCTCCGAGCAATGCTGCCACATACTTCCATTCTGCCTATACCAGAACCCATGTTGGTTCTTATCCGGTGCATAAATTCAATAGCTGCCTGTTCTGCTACCTCCAATGTCCATGTTCTGCCATTACTCTTGGTTGACATCAGTATTCACCCACCTGTTCAGCCCTATGCCACTTTTGTTCAACTGTGTCATAGGTCTCGTCCGGAGCTTGCATGTATACATTCCATACAGGTAAAGGTTCCGGGGGTGGATATCTGCTGATAATAGCCAGTGTTCCAAAGTAAAAGACCATAGCCAAAAAGAACATCCATAAAATAGTTTTCATAATAATATTAGAGTTCACAAACGAACCCGTCCTCCCGTTCAATAAGTTTAACTGTTCGCCTTTTTGTACCCAATTCAGGGAACATCTTCCTCTCCACAGGCTGGATATCAAACTGGTATACCTTTCCATCATCCCTATCTGCAAACCCTTCCATCGCCTTCTCCCAGAAGTAAGGCACATACAGCATTTCTCCTTCAAATTTGCCGGGTGAATGAATTACCCCTTCTCCACTTAGCCCTCCCCCAACATGGTAATCTTCCTTGATTTTTGCCCTTGTTCTTGACTCAAAGAGCTTACAGGTAGGACACTCATGTCCACATCCAGACTTATTCCGGTACTGGCAATCTTTGAGCATTAATTCTCGTAGCTGCGCCTGTTTCACAATTTGCTGTTCTTTAGTCATTGATGGTTCTCCTTTTGGGCTTTCGTGCCCGGTTTTGCTTTGCTACCCATAATGTATACGTTCCCGTCTTCCAACGCAATAGGTTTGTTCACAAAGTTTACACTTTTAGAACTTAAACCCCTCTTTCTTCTGGTTTTCCACCATCAGTTCGTTACCATCACAGTATAAACAGATTTCAACATGAATACTTTCTCCCCTCTGAGCTACGAAAGTACACAGCCCCTCTCCTAAATTGAAAGTTGTTCCCCATTCAAAATCTGGAGAAGTGGCGTGGGTTCCTAACATTTTATTAAAATAACCTTGGATAGCATTAAGTTCCACTTGCAACCAAAGCTCCGTTTCCGGAATCGGCTTATACGCAAAGGTTAAATCCAGTTTCATTGCAGCCATTTCAATCTCATAAATATTTTCTAGGCTGTCCCAAGCATTAATGTCCGGTTCGTTTAATGTTTTGACTATCTTTTCCAGGATTCTCATTGTTATTACTCCTCATCCAACCAGTCTTGCAGCACTTGTATTCGGGTCACAACAGCCATTTCATCATAACCCTCGTTTTCACAGGCATCACAGGATTGCCCGATGTGCCAACCGTGTTTCTCACAGTAGCCCAGATTCGGCTCCCAAAGAGGACACTGCCATTCCAATCCAGCAGCTTCTAATAAATTTTCCCCAGGATGTTCACACTCCATTTCAGTAATCTCTCCTGGAGAGAGGCTAACCCCACTTGGACTCGGGTCATAGGAAAACTTGTGAACATGTTTGCAGGTCTCACAAGCACCTATCTTTAATGTTAATTCAGTAATGTCAATTGCCATTTGTGGTTCTCCTTTTGGCATTCGCCAACCTTGTTTTATACCCATATTATAGCACTCGTCCCAGTCAAGGCAATAGGCTAGAATTATTTTTTGAATCAACCTGTCCTTCAATCCCTCTCTCAGTCCGGGCTTCTATCTTTTCCTAGCATTCCTAAGGGAAAGAAGTTAAGACAGGGAAAGAGAGGACAATGAGTTCCTTCGTTTGTTGGGGTTCTAATTGACTGACCCCCTCGGAAACATACAGCACTTGGAATGAGTCCAAACACATTCTTGACCTGACCGAGACATATAATAAACCTAGGAAACATACAGCACTTCCCTATAAATCCAGAAGGGTCTGTATAATACAGTATACGTTTACCCTACTTTACCCAATTTTGCCCTTCTCAGCTTATTAGGAACGTTTTGGAATGTGCAGCCAGTCTATACCTTTACTTACCCTATTAGATAGGTATGAAATCCCTATATAAAGAATATGGGTACAAGTGTACCCATTTCTAGCAAATACGTTAGGAGAACCCTAGTTTATTCAGCTACCCTCTTCTCCCGGTAGCACACAGTTATTTCAGTATTCTCAAATCCGTAATCATATATCATTGCTATCTCTAATTCTGTCTCCAAAATCTCTACCCCATTATAAGGGACTTTGAGGCACAAACTCCGGGTAGTCACCCCTGTCTCCGTACTGTAATCATGGGTGAATTCAAATTCGTTTTCCATTGCCACTCTCCAATCATACTCCTGGAGAGAGAACAAATCCCAAGCTATGTTCACCAGAGCATTCCAAGAATCTTCAAAAGTCTCGTCAATGAACTGTCTTTTGCCCACCACAGTTTCATAATATTTATTTTTCCAAAAGTTGAGATCACTATTGAAAAGGGGATCCCTCATGAGAACATCAACAATGCCGAGCCTCATTATTTCTTCTCTTCTATTACCCCCTTTCTGCTCAATAACTGCTAACCTACCAAGATCCTCTTCAATAATCTCTTTTATCCGTTTGTAGGTCTTCAGCCCTGACTCAATATTTGCCTTGAGTTTTATAGCAACCTCTTCCCTTAAAAGCACAGTCTTTAAACTCCAGGGTAGGCTAAGGTAAATACCTTCTTGACCAGCCCTCACGTGCATCTGTTTTTCCTGTTCTTCTGTCAGTTTGATTAGATTGTGTTTGTCCATGGTTATTTTTTATTTTTCTCCTTTGACTTTGCTAATGTATTATACCCCAAATGACTTTAGGAGTCCCCATAGGAGTTCAATAAAAAAGCGGGCGTTCGATGCCCGCATTTTTCATCCCATAGAATCTTATGCTATCTTATCTTTGGAATTCCTATTCCGTAGCCGGGGTCACACTGGCAACCCGGAGCTTGATAGCAGCTTTGGCGTTCATGATGTCTTTCTTGGTAGCAATCTCAGCGTAGTCTGAGTGTGCTCCCCTGACAAAGACAAGACCCTTTGCCTTGAGTTCCGCGTGGTTAGGACCCTGTGGTTCATCCTTGGTATCAATATACCTTATGTGCAACGTGACAGCAGTTGCAGTCTTTGACTTGAGGATGCAGCCGATTCTCTTGTTAGATCCCTTTGATTTCCCGGGGATTTCAAAACAGACCCGGTCATGGTAGTTTGTCACCGTGCTACCCGGAACCTTTTCGTCAACATAGTTCAGGATATCTTCAGTAATCGCAAGGGCTTCGGGGGTTAGATGTTTCATCATGTCCCCATCCTTTTTGGTAGTTGACCGGGGAGCCTTTTCTCCAGTAGCCTTTACGGGAGCTTTTTTGGCAACAGTTTTCTTTACAGGAACAGTTGCCTTGGGAGCGTTCTTTACTGCCTTAGTTTCCAGAGCGTCACTAGCCTCTTCATCGACCTGAGTTGTCACCTTTTTTACAGGGACAACCTTTTTCTGTGGGATGACCTTCTTAGGTACTGTAACCATTTCGTTTTCGTCCTCCGTGTTTTGAGTTTGATTTTCTATAGATCCATGGTCAAGATCGTATGTTAATTCGTTGTACACAATCCCAAACAAATTCGCCACAGAACTCTGCAAAGAATCCATTTTTTGATTAAAATTCAGAACAGGCAGCCCGGACTCTTTTTTGAGTCTCCAATAACTTTCCCCCTCCATCAAACCTCTGGCAATATTTTCCACCACGGGATCCCCTTTGGAAATATCCCACAAGAAAATATTGGTTTCATCTATCTTTGCTGTTGTCATTTTGGATTGCATAACTTCAAAACTACCATCATCTTCCCCACTACCTTCCATACTAAGAACAATATCCCCTTCTCCTTGATCTTGTGTATACTGCGCTCTACAGAGATTACTTAATTTGTTCCGCACGATAGTAGTTATAAATGTTGTAGCTCCCCCCCGCTCTGGGTCAAACTTGTTAAACTTTTCACAGATGACCAGTAATGCCTCACTAAAAATATCTTCCTTAGAGTATATTGTTCTTGCACCTTTCGGGAGTTTGCTGTAACAGGTATGCACTTCCCCCCAGATTATTCCCCCGAACTTTTGTTTAAGTTCTGAGAGGGATGGTACTTCAGGTCTTTGTGCTTCAATCTGTGCCATTTAGGACTCCTTTTACGTTTTGCTAACGCAAGTATAACAGTTCATATTAATGATTGCAATAGGTAAACAGGTTTTTTATTCAAAAATGTTGTCATTTGTTCAGGCTACCTTTATATTAGCTTCTTGCAACTCATTAATCACCCGGTCAACTGCCCTTTTCGCATCAGTTAGACTCCAGATATCATCTAGCTTAACCACTAATTCATCTATCTCCTTTTCAAAATTGTAGATATATCCATGTGAACCCAAGCTCCAAGTTAGTCTTTCAGGACATAATCCCATACCTTGGAAAAAGTATTTCCTAAAGAATCCTGACAACCCTGTTCCTGTGGCTAACACTGTCTTATCAATGGTTGACCCATACTCTTTAAGAGTAACATACTGCTCTATTTCCCGATAACCTTTTCTGAAAGATCTTGTTGAACGCATATACCCAATTATTCTTACTGAATAACCAGCAAGTTCCAAAGCATCTGCAAGGATTGTAGCAGCAGCACCTTTCCAAAACATTACTTCTGCTGTCCTGTTACAATTAGCACATATATCCACGTACATAGTAACCTTTCTTACCCGAATCATGACTTGACGTTTCATTTTCATCCAAGCCTTGTGACATTTTCCAGCATAAACTTTATGAATATTAATTGCACTTCCGGAGGCACCCCATTTTTTCTTACGTCGAATATCCATAGCTCTACTAAGTTCTAATCTACCTATTGCATCCTCCATCTTGATTAAACCTTCCCCCCAACCCTCAGTAGTCAACCTATCAACCTCATTATAAGAAGAACAACCTAACCATTTATAGGAATTATAATCCAAATGACTGGGCATATCCTCTTTATTTATCCAATGTGTATCCCTAACAGACTCCATCATGTCTAAAATACTGGAATATTTAATCACATACTTTCCGGATTCTGTTATAAATTCCATTACAGACCCCATCCTTTTTCCCTACATTTCTCAGTTAAAAGATTTGCTGGCATTCTCCGCAACTCCTCTCTAGACCAATCAGCAAAGTAACTTTCTTTAGCATCATCAAATGGCATTTCTGCTGCCACTTGTATTGACACATCCCGGAGCACCCTAGTAGACATTATCTTCCGCATACTGAATTGGATAATCTGATTTCTAACCCCAAGTCCCCACTCATAAACCTCTGGGAGAGATAGGGCACGTTCTACACCTTCATCATAGTCCATAACCACAATTCCAGCTCGGAATCTATCCAAGGTAGCAGCGTCAATACTTTCTCTTGCGGTATACATTATATCCCCGCCATGACCAAAGGTATTCGCTGCTCCCATTATGACACAATCTTCATGTCTCTTTACCAATGGTTCTTTATACCTTTGAGGCACAAAGGCTTCATCATTAGCCAAGGCAGAATTTAATAGTACCAGCATATTCGGGTCGGCTGCATCAAGCTCATCAAATAAGAACAGCCCCCCGTTTTCAAATATATCTACAAACTGACTTTGCACATATTCAAACCTACCTTTATCCCCCACTGGAAGAAGCCAGCCTTCTGCTTTTGCCTCATCCATGCCTACAGTACAGGATACCCCGGCAAACTTCGGGAGATCCAAGGCAATACAGACTTGCCTTGCCAGAAATGACTTCCCACATCCGGCTGGACCTATTAACAATGTATTCTGCCTGAGATAACAAAGGTTGACAATCCTATCAAATTCCTTAGGGGGAATAAATCCTGCACTCATCTTCACAATCTTTTTCTTATTGGGTAAATGAACATGTACAGTTTTTGGTCTGAGAGTATCCCACTTCTCTTCAGCTTCCTTTATAGCTGCTGTAGCCTCATCTAATCTTGAATCAGCTTGGCTTAACCTCTGATTAATATCAGCATCTTGAAGAGCAAACTTGTCTACAATAAGTTCCCGTGTGTAGTTCCTTATCTCTGATTTTGTTTCATTTACAACTTCATTTTTGATAGTTGTCTTCGCCAAGCGGAGAGCCTCTTTCCATGCAGCCACTTTCGTCATCTTTTCTTCAGGCTTATCTTCCTCCTCGGTGTCCCCAGAAGTCTCTTTAACAAAGTCATCCATTGCCTGAGCATTTTTGGTGTCCCCTTGAGGTACCCCCCATTCTTCACTTATTATATTCAACCTTTGTTCACAAGTAGAAAGGCTTGTGCTTTTTTAAATTATTGTTAAAGTGTTCAAAAATATCCTCTGCTGTACAAAAGTGTGGACCCCCACATTGTTCCACATAAGCACGGACATCATCAATTGTTACCCTTAATGCTGCTCCCATGTTCTTCCTCCCATTTTTGCTGGAGCTTTGCCCATTCATCACGGACTACTGGATGCCATAGCCCACTTGGTTCAGTGTTTGGATCAAAATGATCATGAGCATACTGCCTAAACACTTTTTCCCTTTCCGGACTCAGTGCGATAAAACAATAATCTGGTAGTGTCATTTTTTAATTTCTCCTGTTTTGCTATTCAACATGACTTTACCTTACAAACCAAGTATAAACCCAAGAAAACCCAAGAGCAATAGGGGGATTCGGTACCACATTCAAAAAATTGTTAAGGATTCTACTGTTCTAAATAGTCGGCTCCCGGTCTCTCTTCATACCCCAACATTGCATCAGTTCTTCTACGATCTTTCTTGTCAATTAGACTAACCCGAACAGTTTTGGTTTGTGATAGCTCCATAGACCCAGCGGGAACCATACCTTTTGGAGAACCTTTTCCCCCACCAGAACCTCCAGTTGGAAGACCAACTTCATTAAGAGATTTTAACCTAAGTAAGAGCAGATCCAAGAACCTCAATTTCTTAGGAACTTCCATCTCATCCAGATCCCCCATAATAGAAGCTAAAACAATATCTATTGATTGATAAAGTTTACCCATAGTTCCAAGACGATTAGCTTCCATAATCCCCTGAAGAGGAGAGTCCACTAGCCCTTGCAGATCGGAGACTACCTGTCCTACATTGACTTCTATCTGCCCATATAATCCCTTTTCCAGAAGTTCTCTAGCACTATCAGTAAGGTCAAAAGAGGATAAGGCTTCAGTTAAGGTCTCAACAAATTGTTCGGCTACCATATTATCTGGGAGAGCACGAATGGCAGGAACAATTGTGGGAACTATCCTCTGTTCCTCAATTTTTCCATTTCCATTATAATGATATGGAGGCTTACGACAGGCTGCTCTGGCTTTTGCCTTTCCTATTTCTAATTCTTCTAATATTTCAGTGTCTGTATCCATAAAGTTAGGAGAGGGGAGGATTAAAGGAGCACCCAAGGCTGACTAGACCTGTAAGCAAAACAAGGATTTCTCCCCTCACCTAACCCTATTATACCATCCCATTACTAGAGAGCAACCCCTAATCCTGTTTCAGTATTCTTTACTTTAGGTTTAGGTTTAACTTCTTTTTTTGTTCTCTTAACTCTTTTTGTACCCGATTTCTTACGCTCTTCCAGACCAAGTTGTTCAGCTACCATTAACTCAGGAAATAAGGTTGCCATGATATGATCCCTGACCTGATCATAAGGGAAGTCTTCCTCTAATGTTGTGTAAAACATGGAGCATTTCGTTTCGTCAGGGAACACAATGTACCAACCCATTTTCCCACGAGTTAGTTTGGATACAACATAAAATTTCGGCAGGAGATCACACACATACAGCCCATATTCTAGAGAGATTGAAAGTCGTTTAAGCTCTTTATCTTCTTCAGCAGAGGTTTCACTTACATATCTCCAGATGATTACTGGTTTGAAGGTTCGTTTATGAATTGCTCCTATAATTACAGAGTTCCCAGACAAAAGCTGGTCTGTCTGGGAACGTCTGTGTCCTTCGTTAAAACTTTTTTTGAACTCATCACCAATTCTCTGCGTAAAAGTTCTTTGGTTTTCCTGGTGCATAGTATTTCCTTTGTTACGCTTAATAAGTTAATATTATATGCTATAATTATAAACGGTGTAGCACATGATCCTAACCAATTCCAGAAAAACTACTGTTGATCCTTTCTCTTAGTCTGTAAACCTTTAGAATAGGAAACAGTTTGTTCTCTATGCCGAATTCCCCATCTAATCCGCTGTGCTTTTGACATTTTTGCTCGTGTTTCAGGAGAGGACTTCTTACCGCATTGCGCTTTTGATATATTTGCTCGTGTTTCAGGAGAAAGGTTTTCACATTTATGTGCTTTTGACATTTTTGCCAGTGTTTCAAGAGAAGGGTGCTTACCCCACATAGGATTTCTTTCTCCTTTCTTTGACTCTGAGATCTTTACTCGTGTTTCAAGAGAAAGGTTCTTACGCTTCTTTGCTTTTGACATGTTTTCCTTAGCCTGAATAGTATGTTTATACCCAAAACAAGAACCAGCAGTAGGACTTTTATTATACATATTATCCCAACCTACCAATCTCTTATACTTATTTATCCAATACTGTTCTCTCTTTTTTCCTCCTGTCAAATCTTCTTTTGCACATCTTTCTAAAACCTTAAATTCAAAAGCATCTTCTCCGTATTTATTATATGCTCTTTGCAAATGACAATGTGGATATTTTTTGTGTCTTAGATCATAGATATGCCCTTTCCATCTTCCATCTAAATCCACAGCGGAACCTATATAAACATTTTCATTTATAGTATTCCTAATTTTGTATATTCCTGAATTAACCACAAATCTATTCCTGATAAGGAGTAAAAGTACTCCTAGGTCTACCTTGTCCAAGGCGCACTCTTTCATATTTATCCCACTCGCAAAGGCTATGTTCAATTTCCCGCATACTTAGGGAACCCCACTCTCCCCCACCTAACGAATCCCATACTTCGCTGAGTACTGAAAAGATGATACGCATTTCTTCTAAACATTGTTTAGCTGAACAGCCCTGCTCATAGGGTCTTCCATAAAGTCTATTCAACCCCCGCCTTGCTCCCACTCCAGGATTTGCCCAAGTCATAATATCTGAAGCAGTCCGCAGAAGGCTTGACCAACGAAGATCACTAACCACTTCATAAGCCATGAACCCAGAACCTCCCCAACTTGGATATGGAAGAAAAGCCTTATGAGTTTCCTCAAGAGACCGGGTTTTCATAGCAACAGCAGCTAATTCTTTTCTTACTTTCCAAATGGGATCAAGAGTATGATAAACAACTACTTCAGTTTTTGGTAGAGACAAACCCATATTAGGAATATTGTAGGCTCCTGTGAAAACCCTTTCTCCCTTAACAAGTAATTCATTAGCTAACTTCATAACCTTTTCAGGCTCCCATTTCTTTAGGAACCCAAGTTTCTGGGAGAACTCAATTGTTCCAAATCTCCTGAAGACGCAAGCATTAAATAAAAGTAAATCCCCCGGTTGATTATCCGAGCAGGGACCCACTAAATTCTCTCTCATCCAGACAGTAGTTCTATCTAACTCACGAAAGACATTTGTGAACTTATATTTTAGAAGTATAGGATCTTCTGTCCATGGGGGAGGTTCCCCATGTAATCTCTTGAGATAAATATTATGTCGCTCCATCATGAAATCCAAAATACCAATAAGATCCGGTAGTGGCATATTAGACACCTGCTTTTTTCCAATCAACTTCTCTTGGTCGGGTAGACCCATAATATAAATATCCTAATATAGCTTTTGTCCATGGTTCTAAATTAGGTAGTTCAGCAACTGCATTGATGGGCATATACATATAACTCATCTGGTCTTTTTCCCTGACAGCTACCTCGTTTTCAACATCCCATCTAAACACAAATCCAATGTGAACAAGATCCACAGGCTCCTCAGTACCAGCAATTGTTCCTAAAAAGAATAGTTTTTCTGGAAAGGGTATGTTAAAGGAAATCCCGGGAGCTTCAGAGATATCCAATTCTTCCATGAGTTCCCGCTGTGCTGCTCTGATAATAGGATGTTCAATAATCCCAAGGTCACCAATATTAGCATGACCACCAATTCCTATCCCTGATAGACCATGTAACAGCTTTTCCCCTTGTGTTGGTTTACGAGTGAATGTAAGATATTTTTTCTGACTGGTCTTTACGAGCACATAGGGCACTACCTGTCGGTAGTCCGTATTCTTCTCAGCTAACTCACGAGGCATGGTATCAGACTCATTCATGATATCATACAGCCAAGTATCATCATATTCCTCTGTAAACAGCACAGGTCTAAATCCATATCCAAATCGTTCCTTTACAAACTTGTCTGGGATAACCAGTAATTCTTCATTGCTCATTTCTTACTCCTCAGATTTTCTACTTCAAAACCGTTGACCAACCCGGTAAGGTATTCTTCCTGATGATCCTGCAACCATACCACAAGCTCATAGAGTTCCAACTCATCAGCAATCCTCTGAACCCTACGCCATTCCATCATATTGGTTTTCCCAGTATTCCTTACCTCTTTAATTCCATCTGCAACTGCTTCAGAAACAATCACTGGCTGATCTTTGCTAGGTTTAGCAGGTCTTTCATTATAGACTTTCTTCATCTGTACCCTCATTTTCTTCTAGTATATCTTTTGTGTCTATATTAATATGAGATAATTCTTTTGTGCTTTCCCCTTCAGCTTCGTAACCATGAGCAAATAACCAGTCCAGTAACTCAGGGTGATAAGGTTCAAATTCTTTAACCCCACATTTCAGCACCTGTTGAGCAAGAAGGGCAAGGATTTTCTCCCCTTTAATTGTCTTCCAAGTATCTGCTCCAAACAGAGTTTTATATTTCTTAATCTTATCCCGTAAAGGTGAAATCTGAAGAGACAGGTACACCATCGCTTTCCCAACATTCACTTTGTCAAGATCCACAAAAGCATTGGCAAGATCTTCTATGAACTGCTTCCTCTGATGTTCCCGTGCTTTTCTGACTCCTGCAATATTTATTATATTCATTGTACAATTTCCTCAACTGTAAATCTAGTTCTATACGGACAATCCTTATTATACTCTTCCAAAAAAGTTATCTTAAGCAATGCACCACAGAAATTACAAAATGCTTCTTCGTCCCAATAACCCTTTTCATTAGCCAATCCTGGAGGAGGATTCATATTGAAGAAAGTATACCCTAAACAGTTCGGGCAGCAACATATTCCTAAATGATTACAAAGTCCAAACTGTACTTTTCCTTCTCCAGGAGCTAACCTTTTTTCTACTGTCTTAGCCATTATTCTTTTACAATCACTGGTCTTTTTACCTTATATACTCCGGGTTCTCGCCAGTCTATCGTCCCCATTATCCGAATATGTTTTGGGTAATCAGATATTATTGGTTCCCCATTATGATCTTGATAAGCATCAATCCCCAAGTTCTCAAATATTTTTGTTCCTGCCCAGATATTAACCCTAGCTTCCCTACTATATTCATCAAAGACACTCAGACAGACAGACATGTCCCCATTATCAGCCACGAAACCTTTAGCAGATACAACCTCCCCATCTATTAAGATACGGCTACCTATCTCTGGGAGAGGGGCGTTGACATCTCTTCGCATACACCTGCATACCATTGCTTCCTGTTTAACAGTTAGTTTTCCAAATTTGTTTATAGCGTCCAGTAATGAACTCCAGAAAGTAAACTGTTTGAGTAAATGTTGGTTACTCTTTTCCCCATTCTTCTCTGCTTGGTCAAGCAATTGCTCATATCTGGAAAATTGATCTTCACAGAAAGCCTTTACAGCTTCAGGGGATGCTCCACTATCAATTCCAGATTGGCGCATCTGTTTAATTACTTTTTCCAAGTCCACTTGATGTGCCATTACTTTTTCCTCTTCCGCCAGAATCCATAACACCCCTTCATTTCTTCTCCTGTCTCTGTATGATAAGCCTGAGTGTACATATACTCAAAATCATTTCCCCACCTACTTCTAGAATAATTATCCCCCATAGCAAGATCCTTTGTGTGAGTACAAAACAACCAGCCCTCGCTTGGTCTTCCTTTTAAATGAAGGTTCTGGCTACCTATTATTATCCCCTCATTATCAACTGGTCTTTTGTACCCTTCTGTCATTATTCTCCTCCAATCTTCGAGCTATTTTATATATTTTCTTGGTGACTACCTCTGTAATTCTAGCATGTGATTCATCCAGATCAACATTGTAACACAGGGAACAACACCATCCCCTTTTGTATCCCTCTTCATCCAAACCCATAACATGAGTTACATGCCCATGTTTTTGACAAAATTCCTCTGTTTTCTGGTTAAGATCAAATTGTGTTACATCTGGCATTAGAAGTTCTCCTTGTTATAGACAGGGGAGCCTTTTTAAAGGCTCCCCCTATCTAAATGTGTTGTTGTTCGGTTACGACTTTTTGGAGTAAACATTCAACCCGAGAACCATGCCATTCGAGAGGGCAATGTTTCCTCTGGAAGAGGCGTGGACCATCGTTTTTCCGCTTGAGCTTGGCGTTCCCGGTTTACTTAATTTAACCGTGAGCGTAAGTGTGTCGCCATTGACAATAGCAGTGATGCCATTGCCAAGGTTTTCCGGTTTATTTGAGTTGTCACCCATTGTGATGTTTTGCCATCCTTTCTAAGATTTGTAGCCTTGCTACATGGTTTTGTTATACCTTGGGAACAATATGATCCCTACCCCTCGCGCGTATTAATAATAATGTAAATTCATCGTTGGGCATGAACCATTGTAGTCCATGCCCCCTTCGGATCTTCTTTATAAAAAACTTTAAAACCCTGTTTCTTCAAAAGTTCTACTAACTGAAAATAAGGTTCTGATCCTTTGAGGATACTAAAGTGATATTCAAAAACTACTTTTCTTATATTCATCCAATCTATAATTGCATTGAGGATTTCTACCTCATTCCCCTCTGTATCAATCTTAAGCCCTGTTATATCCCCACTTAAAATATCATTTATATTCACACATTCTACTTCTTGGAAAGTCTTACGTCTCTTACAAATAAAAAAGGAGTGTGCCCCTGTATTTTTCTTAACATTGAGATATAACTTGCGGGTTTTATCATCATTTCCCACAACAGCAACATTATGAACAATACCTAATTTCCCAATATTTGCCACAGCCAGTTCTTAATTCTCTTGTTCGGGTTCATAGGAGACAGCTTGCGCTCCCTCAAGGGCACAAAATAAATTGAACATACCTATATGTGCTCCAATATCCACCCATAATTCTCCAGGAGATACCGGAAAATGTTTTATATAGATCTTACGTTTGAACACCTCGTTTATCACATATTCATCCAGAGTTCCTTCTCTGTATGAAACAGTATGCCCATTTATTTCCTTCTTGTACATAAGTTTACTCCAATTTGTAGATTCTCACATTAGAACTACGACCAGTATTAATTGTCATAGGTGTAAGAAAATCCACGTGATTTCTGTAGCTCCCACTCACATCAACTATGGTTTTGTAACCATTTAGCCACTCTGGTATCATACCCGTGACATAAACAGTTTCTCCACAGTCAAATGGTGCTCCTGGAGTATTTCTGGATAACAGATTCCTGGAGATAGCAATATACTCCAATGACCGAGCAGCATCCTCATCCAAGTGAAATCCAGAACATGCTGGAGAACCGGGGTCTCCATCACATTGTTCAACAGTTAAATTGTAGACTGTTCCAGAGCATACCCAGAACTCATTGTTGTCCGTAATGGAGTTTGGTAACTCAAAATCTACCGTGCTAGTAGAAACAGCAGGTAGGTAAGGTTCCTCAGATTTAGTTGTTGGGACAGGAACATCTGGGATCATAACAGACCCCTGAATTACCAAAGATTCCCCGGTTACACCAGAAATTACCCCTGATTCATCCTTCGTGGTAGAACTCTCGTACGTTACTTCTGGAGGGGGTGGCTCCTGAGTTCTGAAAACTTGGATATCTTTATACAAGATATACCAAATAAACAGAACAATAACGACAAAAATAGAGTCCACAAGTATAGATTTCCATAGTTGTCGTTTCTTTAAAAGAGCCATATCCTCCGGATCAAGATTTCGCATACGGTTTTCTCCTTATCCGGGCTGTGACCTTAAAAACTATTGTACACCTCAGAAAAAGGTGATCAATATCAAGAAGGAAGCGACCGTGTCGGTACAGAGAATTCAGTAAATATTACTCAATGCTCTAACGGTCGCTTGGCAGTCTTTCTGTAAGATCTGTCAAATATCAGTCTACCATATCAAGATCAGATATGCAACCCAGAGGGGCAGGAAACATAGGGCACTCTCCCAGATATTCAGGAAACATATAGCACTACCCCCTTGCTTTCTGTCTCCTTAGCCATCTCATATACTTAGTTCTACCTTTAGAGTCCGAATTAATTATTTTTCTTATCCCCCCAATTGTTAAATTAAATTCCAATGCCAATGTATTCATATTATGCCCATTGAATCTCTTTATTATCTGCTGATTTCTAGAGAATACTTCCAAGGTTTTCTGTCTAGGTATACTTACTTCTAATCCTGAGAAGATGGTGCAGAGATTTCTTAACGCTGCCATCCCAAATGTTTTCTGCAACCAAACTATATCTTGACCTGCTTTTCCCATCATTAATTTTTCTCGGTAAGTAGGGCTGTCAAAGTTTTCCAGCTTAGGAAATTTAATCTGTACTCCACCATATTTTTTAACTAGGGGTAGGATATTTGCTGGACCTAAGACCTGAATTAACAGGAGTGTGTTAGGAGGCAGTGCGTCTTGTGTTTTGTGCCTTGGCTTAGGTGTCATGGTTTTAACGCTCCTGTAGCTTCTGGAAGCGTAGTTGGGCTTTCTGTACCCATATATAAGGGTCTACACTAGCCAAGAATCCATCCAATGTCATTATTCCAAAATAACCATCCTCTCCACTAACCTTGAAATATATACAGAACCTATCATTTCTCTCTTTAATATCCAATTGGTTTATTATCTGATCTAAACTGAATAGTACATATGTTTCCGCGCCCTTTCTTGTAAACACAACTATAGGAATTCTATCCCGACTACTCTGCAGTCTACACTTCTTCCAAGCCTCAACAAAGAACCAATCTTTTATGCCTTCTTTAGAATCATACCTAACTACCTGTTCTAAATCCCAACCTTCAACTGCTTTGCATTCGATAATATAAGGAAATAACACAGCAAGCAGGGGATTTGGAATTATAATATCTCCCTTTTCATGTGCTGTATTCCCTGAACCCTCGGTACGATGTAGGTCTTCACCATATTTAAACACAAGCCCTTCTATTCCCAATCCATTGAAATAGTTTACAATCTGTTTCCCCACTTTTAATTCAAAAGCTGACCCTTTCCCCTGAGAGGATTTAGCTTGTGCTGTCTTTTCTAAATCACTTTTCATCATAAGTATCCTGTGCGAAAAAATGTTCTGGTATAAAAATCTGTCCTGCTTCTATTGTACAGCCAACACGAGCAGCTTCAACAGGGATAACATATACTTTTTTATCTTCGAGTTCTATTATACCAATGTATTTCACTTTACTGGCTTCTAATAGTTCCAAAACCCATAGATCAAAACCCCATGAAAAATATTTCCTGAAGAAGTGTTTGGATCTTTTCCTGATGGACATATACATATCCGCATAGTCAAGAACAATACCATAGATTTTATTATCCTTACCACGAATTCTTCTACCCACAAAGTAATCATAGTCACTACCTGTATTCAAGATACTAGCGATGCTATGCCCCCATTATTTTCCACAGTGATTACTGTTTGGAAATAGTCTCTCAAGGCAGTCTCTTGTGTTATCACGAAAACGGTTTCCCTTTTTTCAGCCTCAGCAGCTAACAACTCAAGAACAAATTCCCGTCCCATACTATCAAGATGATCAAAAACCTCATCGAAAAAGACGATAGTACTCACAAATCCTGTTACTGCTTCAAGTAGATTCTGTAGTGCAAACATGATGATTAAATCTATACGACGTTTTTGTCCAGAACTACAATGTTTATATGTGGAACCACCTTTAGGCAATTCCACCGAGAATCCGAATTTTTCAGTGGAATCATCCCGGCTTTTTAATTGTTCCCTTGTTTGGAATTGTATCCTAATGTCCCCCCCAGTTAAAGCTGCTGAATATTTATCTGCTATTCCATTAAGCATAGGGGTTATAGATTCAAGGATGTGACTCTTTAAGCCTGCAGAGCCAAAGCCCCATTTCCAAAATTCCAGAATAGCAAGCTGATTATTTTCTAACTCCATGGTCTTACAGATATCAGCCAGTTTCCCATTTAGATCTTCTAATCTTTCCTTTGCCTGTTTAATATATTCCTTATATGGATTCTTCTCGTTTTCTTTATTTTCCAGCATACTACTGAGAGCGAGGACTTCATTGTCTATTGCTCCCACCTTAATACTTAAAGCATTTATTCCCCTGTCTAATACTATTTTTTCATTATCCTTAACAGATTGCTCTCCTATTATTTTATCCCCTTCTTTTTCAAGGTTCTCTTTGGCTTTGTCATATACTTGAATAGCTGCTTCATATACTTTCTTAGCCTTAGCCTCATCCTTTTCAGCTTTTTCCAATCTACCCTCAAGTTCTGTAACCACAGCATCTCTATGCTTCTCCGTTATATTCTGTTTACAAGTAACACACTTTGTTCCAGCTTTTAATATCTTTGCTGAACCAATCTCCCTTTGTAATCTTATTACTTCGTTGTGAGCAGTAGTTTGTTTTTCCTTTGCGGTATCTTTTTCGGTAGTATCAATATTTTTTACAGCTTCATTATTCTGAGTAGCCTTCTTCTTTAGCTTGGTAATCACAAGTTCAATTTGTTTTAAAGATTCCTGACCAGTTTTAAGGTCTTCAGATAATTTCTTCTGATCCATTCGGGCATGTTTTAATTTCAATTTCAGAGCAGCTAACTCTTCTTCATACTTTTGTTTGTATTCTTTATCACTTTGTTTGTACTGATCTAGATTTCCTTGAGTTTCCTCTATTGAAGTATTTATTTTTTCAAAACCAGCAGTAAAATCTGCAAGGATCTTCTCTATTTCTTTAGTCTCTACCTTGACAGCTTTTAACGCTCGTTCCAAAGCCTCCAAGTCTAAAATCTCATCAAGGAGCTTCTTGCGGTCTACATCCCCAAGTTCCCCAAACCGGGCTATTTCCTGACCAAACATAATACTATGAACAAATGTATTAAAAGAAACACCAAGGAGATCTTCAATAGTTTGTTGAGCATTCGGACCAGAAATATCTGTACCAGAATAGGAAACATGTAACTCATCTTTAAATTCGGAATGCTTGCGGTACCGCTCAATAATTAATTCTTCTTCATCATCCAATTCCCAAATAGTTTTTCCAAAAGTATACCCCTGCTCCAAAAACTCATTAATGATTTCGTCTCCCTTGAGACCCCTCATAGTTTTAGCGAAAGTTGTCCAAGTTATAATATCAAATATACTTGTCTTTCCAGATCCATTGGAATCAGCAGCAGCAGCATCCTTCACAATTCCCTCAATAAGCACAAGTCCCTGAGGAGGCTCAAGGATTATATGCTCAAAGGGCATGAATGCACAGGCTTCTATATACTTTAGTCTAGTCATTTCTGAATTGGTTTTAACTTTTTAGCCTTAATCCCTTCTAATTTTCGTCGGAGATCCTGTCCAGCCTTGTCTATCAGATTCACATAGGCACGTAAAGCTAACCTTTCAGGGGCATCCTTAGACAGAGCAGCTAAAAGGGCAGACCCTTCTACTTCTTTAGAAAGAAGTCTATTAACCTTTTCAATGTCCTTTACCTTGTCATCCACAAACATGTTTATTATCATGATTCACTCTCCACTGTTTTTAATAGTTGCAATCCCTTTGCCAGTACAGCCTCTCTTTCTTTTTCATCAACCCACTGATTGACGAATGAGGAGACCATTTCAGAAAGAGACATCCCATATTCAACTTGGTTATCAGTAGTCTTTTCAAACTTGCTTACTCGCTTTAATTCTCTTACAACACTTAATACCCCTTGAGCCTTATAATCCTCAATGAATACTTGTGATTGGTTATATAAATCCACATCTGTGAAAACCAGTTTAACATAGTTTCCTTTCCATTCATCATAAGGTTCAGCAGGGACATGATCCATCTCATCCTGGATAAACTGAGGAGAATTGGTCGGCACAAATCGGTAACTCTCATCCACCAGATTCACTACATAGAATCCATGGGGTACTCCTCGTTCCCCAAAGTTATGTTGAACCAGTGAACCCGGTATAATTACTCCATCCCCGAAGTCTTGGGGAATATGGTAGTGCCCCACAAAACACCAGTCATACTCCAATTCTTTAAGCTCCGCAACAGGCAACTCATCTTTCATTCTATACCCATAGGCTCCAGCAATAGCTTCTCTCAATCCGGTATGTGCTATCAGTATGTTCTTGTCACCCTTCTTTACCTTAGCAGCTTTAAGCAGGGAACGAAGTTCATTTTGGTCGGCTGTATAAGGTATGAAGGAAACATACAGCACCTCTCCAGTTGACAAGGTAAACTGACATTCCCCAGATTTAACTTGGAGCAAGGGTTCAAACATCGATAAGCTAACTTCCCCATCTTTCCTAAGATACATATCATGATTACCTATACTTGCATATGTATCTATCATAGCTCCGTTTACTAAACAATCCAGGGAGTTCCTTAACAAATTTCCTACAACGGTATTAACCGCCATTCTTGAATGGATCCAATCCCCACAAAAAAAGTGCAGAACTCTTCTTTGTCTTACTGAATCATACCATTCATCTTCTTCATCATTTCGGATACTACTAATAAATTCCCCAATCTCCCACACAGCTTTAGCACAGACTACCAACCTTGTATTGTACCCATTCTCATCCACTCTGGAATGGGGTGTATACAGATGTCCGTGCAAATCTGCAGATGCAACTATTACCGGAGAGTATTTATCCAAGGATTATACCTTCTAAATCATCATAGGATGCCAAAACTTCTTCCCAGTTTTTCCTTTGGAATTTTTCATTAGTACCCTCTATTGTATACCATGTTCCTGCATGGGAAATAACTCCTTTAGCAACCCCTTCTTCCAATAATTCCGCAGCATAATCAAACCCTTTACCAAATATCAGGGGAATCTCTCCTTCCTTAAAAGGGGAAGCAACCTTATTCTTCATTATCCTAAACTTGAGCAGTTGCCCCACATGATCCCCACCTTCCTGAATCTTAGTTCCACTACTTAATTTTATGCGAACAGTAGATGCAAACTTAAGAGCTTTTCCACCGGGGGTAGTTGATGGGGAACCAAACATTACCCCAATTTTAGATTTCTCTTGGTTAATACAGATAAATGTAATCTTCGCCTCGGCTACCCTACCAAATACTTTCCTACTATTTGTAGAAATAGCCCTTGCGACCTGAGCCATTTCCTTACTATCCAAATCTTTATCCGAAAGTTCAGCTTCCGTTGGGGTAGCAGCAACACTATCCCAAATCACAAGAACATTTGGTCTAACATTATCCTTCATTACATATTCAGCAGTCTCTTTGAGCATCCTAAATACTCCCTCTATACTTTCACACTGAGAGAGGATTAAAGTACTCGTGTCTACTCCAATAGCTTCTGCATATTTCGGGTCAAGCGCATTCTCTGTATCCAAGTAAAGCACCGTAGCACCATCTTTTTGCGCTCTAGCAACAATCGAGAGGGCTAACGTGGTCTTCCCTGACCCCTCAGTACCATATAACTCAACAATGCGTCCACCGGGTAAACCACCTATTCCTAAAGCCCTATCCAAAGCCAGACTTCCAGTTTTATAAACTAGATCTACCTTGGATATTACAGCATCCGAATCAAGACTCTGCACTGACTCGTTCCCAAACTTTTTCTTTAAATGCTCAGTTAAATCAGCCATTTTATCCTCCGGAAAAAAACAGGGGGAGTTTTTAGGCTCCCCCCGCAACATCTAGGAGTTGAGGGTTAGATGTTCTTAATTATTTTTTCTTCACGGGAACTCTCTTAGCAGTTGCCGGAGCTGTCTTAGCAGGGGCAGCAGCTTCCTTAGTCTTCTGGAACTTGGTTGCTCTCCTCTTCAAATCTTTTACAGCACCAGCAGCTTCAGAAGATGTCTTGTCGTCCAAGTCAGTCGACTTCTTGGGAACTATCTTACCTTTAGGTTCCTCTTTGGGAGCAGCCTTAGCAACAGGTAATACCTTTTTAGGAACAGGTCGCTTGAGTTCAGACTTTGGTGGAGGAGCAGGACGAGCAGCTTCGATATCAGCCTCATCAAAGAAAGTTGACAAGATAGTTTCCCGTAACTCTTCCACCTGCTTGGAATCTTCAAGGTCAACACCAGAGGTATCAATGCCTGTGTCATACTCCCCGAGAAGCGCAGTAAGCTCATCAACAGACATAGCAAACACAGCCTCAGGAGTAGGAGGTTCCACAGCAGCTTCTTCTTCAGCAGCTTCTTCTTCAGCAGGGACTTCTTCAGGAGCTTCAAGTTCAGCCAGTGCTCCAGCCATATCCTCATCTGAGAAGGAGAAGGCACTCGCAATCTGCTCCCGGAGGTTATCCTCATCTGCATACTCGGTAATACCTGTTTCAAACTCAGTAAGCAGATTAAGCATTGTGTCCAAATCCATCTGCAAAAGTTTTAGAGGAGTGAGTTCCCCATTATCTTCCGGCTCTTCTTCCGACGCAGCAGCTTTAGCAGATTTTGTCTTGGTGGTTTCTTCCTTTACTGACCTATCATCCCACTCAATAAACTCCCCAGTCTCCAGCATTACAGCCAGATCATCATAAGCATACTTGCGTGGGAGCTTATCAAGCTCTACCATCTGGTCTTCCCAGTCGTAAATAGGATTTCCATCCTTATCCGACATTGTGGGGCAAACTTCCGGATTCCCCATTACTTCATACTCTGTGTCCTGCCATTTCTGACTATTAGGAGAAGCTCCTGCTCTCCGTTTCTTGATAAGGATAAGGTCATGTCCCTTTTCAGGATCAGTTATGTCTCCCCATGATTTATTGGTGTAGAAGCCAAAAAACTTATTGGCTACTGTAGGACTCGCTAGGAATATCTGGACCCCAGTCTTCTCATTTACCCTATCAATAATCTGGAAATAAAACCGAGGCTTGAGCTTCATAGTATCTGCTTTAGCAGCATCATCTTCATCACCAGTAGCTTTAAGCTCGGCAATTTTTTCACAGATAGGGCAAGGTGTAGGATTATCAGGATCCGTTCCATGAGCAGGACAAACGACCTGACGAGCCTGTCCCTGATTATCACTAGCTACCCCATAATGATAACCAACCTCACACCAGAAAATTCCCTCTTCACTATAAGGGGGTAATATCCGGAGCTGAGTCTCTCCCCAGTCCGGCTTAAAGAAAGTCAGTTCACCCCGACCTTCCATACGTTTTTCGACTTCCGCTCTGGTCTGTATAACTTTGTCTACATCCACATGCGGTCGTCTTTTTTTGGTCTCGACCATAATAAACTTAGTCCTCCGTTAATTTTTCTTTATAATTTTCTTAAAGGGAACTTTCTTTTTCCCCTCAGTTTCTTCTCTTACAGCCTTGCGTTGTAAAGGTGTTGTACCTTTCACTTGCAAAACTCTTGCTTGTAAATTATCCAGAATTGCTGATCTATCTTCACGGGGCAAAGGCATTTCAGTTCCCCTTTGTTCTTCTCTACGATCAGCTCCAATACTAATAAGCATTTGGGTTCTTTGTTTAAATGCTTCAGTCAAGGAGATAAGCATTGCCACTTTTTTTCTTAACAAAACAACTGAGGGAGTGCTCCCGACAAGCATAGCTACTTTTTGTTCTGTAACCTTTTCCCCATTAGTTGTAAGTTCCAAACGAACTTCATTATCCGTTTGTGCCTCAGCCTCTTTGAGGGCTACCCTATTAAGTTCGTACTGTGATGAACAGTAGGCGAACAGGGCTGCCTGATCACTATACTCCTCCACCAGCGACGCATCATTTATCCACAATCGTTTAGCGATTTCAACAAAGTCAGGGAGTCCACAATCTACTGCAGAGATCATGAGTTTCTCCATAATTCCAGCTATTTTAAGTTCATCTGCCATAATTATATTATACCTTCTTGGCTATTGCCTCTATTTCTCCCCATGATTTTCCTATCTTAATCTCCACGACTATAGGAACACTTCCCATCCAAGGTAATTTAAATCCTTCCATAGTTTGTTTTACAATGGGGATAACCCTATCTAATTCTTTTTTATGAACCACCACAGAAATCGAGTCATGAATAAGACCTACTAACCTTGACTTAAATTTATTTTCTTCAAAAATATCTGCAAGTTTTAAGAAAGCCGTTGCGGTGATATCACTAGCTGCACTCTGGACTGGCATATTAACTGCTTCTCTCAAGGATTTAGCAGCCCTTTCCCTATCTGTTGATCTTACTTCAGGAATATGTCTTAATCTCCCAAACGGACTTTTTACCATCCCTGTTTTTCTAGCTACATTCTGAGTATCCTTAATCCATCTCTGCACACCGGGTACTTCTTTAAAGAACTGTTCAATAAAAACCTTAGCTTCTTCAGGGGTTATCCCAAGATCCATTGCCACACTATAAGCACCTTTCCCATACAGAATAGAAAAGTTCATAGTTTTTGCCCGGTATCTTTCATCCTTAGTTACTTCACTTAAAGGCTTATTAAATATTTTTGAAGCCATCGCAGTATGAATATCTTCTCCCCTACCAAAAATTTCTCGCATTGACCTATCCCCTGAAAGACCTGCAATTACCCTGAGTTCTATTTGGGAATAGTCAGCATCCATATACAAAAACTCTGCGGAATCCCCAACAAACATCTTCTTGATATAACCTTCTCTTGGAATCTGTTGGTAGTTAGGATTTTCACAACTTAATCGTCCAGTCTCAGTACCATGAATTTTATAAGAGGGATGAACCTTCCCATCATCTATTACTGCCCATGTTTTTTCTATAAAATTATCATACAAGGTTGCCAAATGACTACGTTCTAGAAGCAAGGCAATTATAGGATTTTGGGTATCCATCTGCTCCAAAACTTCTTGACTAACAGAAGGCATTCCAGTAGGAGTACTTCTTATAGATTTTAAACCCTCAAATTGGAACAACAAAACTCTGATATGAGCATCCGAATTAAAATTAAGTGTTTTCTTATTAAGAGTACACCATTCTTTTAATTGCATCCCCGAAGGATAAGTAAGAAGTTCAGCATCTATATTTGCCAATTTTTCTTCTATATCTTTTTGTAATTGAGTTAGGTAAACAGTATCTATCTTAATCCCTAACATTTCCATTTCAGTAAGTCTTCTGGAAAGAGGCATAAGTAATGTTTTGAAGACATTAGATGTTCCTGCTTTTATCAGTTCTCTTTGGAAAAGTTCTTTAAGCCTGAACGTAGCATTCGCATCCATTGCTGCATACTTGCATAAAGGATCTAAGGGAACCATCCCAAAATATCTTTTGTTTTTAGATATCCCTTTGAGATACTCTGTTTCCAAATTATACTCAGGGAAATTCAGATAATCAGCAGCCATCTGTTTAAGCCCCTGAGTCCCCCTATATTCAAAGAATGAATAATGCGCCAGCATCGTATCAAAGGTAATATTATTCACCTTAAATTTAAGTATAGCTTCTAACCACTTTGCATCAAATTTTACATTCTGCCCTATCTTTCTGATAGGACCTGTAAACAAACCCTCAAGTAAATCAACAATATATAACCATTCCTGTTCATCCCAAGAATTTTCAGGATGGTCTAAAGGGATTACCCCTGCTTTCTTTTTATCCCAACTAAAGGAAACACACAGAATATGTGCCCCTTCTTCGAACATATTTAACCCAGAAGTTTCCAAGTCAAACGCAAACTCTTCCTGTTCATACAAGACTTTAATCAAATGTTCTACATCAGGAATAGTTTTAGCAACAAAAATCTCTGGTTCTTCAAATGGGGTAAAATCAGGAGTCTCACAACAGCGTACAGCCTTTCTAATATCTCTTTCTATCCAAACTTCACTCTGGATATTTCCATGAAGAATAGATGCCGGGTGTATCGTAGGGAGAAATTTTACATTAAACTCAGGACACCACATCTCAATTCCTCTCAAGGAAGTTATTCC